TGCAAGAGGTTGTGGCGCGGTTATGGAGAATAAAAGAAAACAAACATTATATACGTAAGGGTAGGATATGGAAATTTTTCAAAATGGCAGGTTCTCTACGGGTGAACCAGTGTATCAAATTGGTACAAAGAATGCTGATGGTACATATGAAGTTAAAGTTTTTGATTTGATGACAAAGGCACAAGCCGAAGATAAAATGAAATCTATGGGAGTTAAAACAGAAACACCCAAACCCGCAGTTTCTACTAAAAAGTCAAAACCCAAGTACAATGATATGTCTAAATTAGAACTTGAAGCGCTTATGCGCGAAGAGGGAATAGAGTTAGATCGCCGTAAATCTAAAGCTAAACTTCTAGCAGAAGTAAAAGCACACTTTAAAGGTAAATAAATATGGCTACGTCGGGTACTACAGCGTTTAATATGGACTTCACGGAGATTGCTGAAGAAGCATGGGAACGTGCGGGTCGAGAAATGCGGTCTGGGTATGACCTCCGTACTGCTAGACGTTCTATGAATCTAATGACAATCGAATGGCAAAACCGTGGGATAAACTTGTGGACTATTGATGAAGGCACTGTAAGCCTTGCAAAAGATACTGCTACTTATAATTTACCCGCTGATACTATCGACTTACTTGAACAAGTTATACGCACAGGGAGTGGTACTACACAACAAGACCTCACAGTATCACGTATTAGTGTAAGTACTTTTGCTACTATCCCCAATAAGACTGATACTGGTAGACCGATTCAAGTGTTTATTGAACGTCTGCGAGATCAACCACGCATTACTGTATGGCCTGTTCCTAATTCTAACGATTATACGTTTGTGTATTGGCGGCTGCGCAGAATTGAAGACGCTGGCTCTGGTACTCAAACAGCGGATATGAATTTCCGCTTCCTCCCGTGTTTAGTAGCGGGGCTGGCGTACCATATTGCCATGAAAGTACCTGATTTAGCGCCTCGTGTAGATATGTTAAAAGCAGAGTACGAAGCTCAATTTGTTTTAGCGGCAGGAGAGGACCGAGAAAAAACTCCGTTTCGATTTGTACCTAATGTGATGAGGCCGTAATGGATCGTTTTGCATCTGCACGAAAAGCATTAGCAATATGTGATATTTGTGGGTTTTCCTACAAACTAAAAGAGTTACGCCCACTGTATGTAAAAGGAAACAATACAAATACACTTGCGTGCCCTACGTGTTGGAATCCCGACCACCCACAACTTAGTCTAGGAGAGTTTCCTGTAAATGATCCGCAGGCGCTTCGTAACCCTCGTCCAGACACCGCTGAACTTGTTGCGGTACGTAACGGACAATATGGTTTTAATCCTGTAGGACTAAACGATCCTTTTAACTTGCAAGATAATAACTTAATTGCAGACGGAGGGGTAGGAGTTGTAACTGTGACAATATCTGATTCTGGTAATAATATAACGGGAGTCAGCGCAAATGCTTTATTAGGCTCTGTTACAGTTAATCCCACTACAACTACTCCAAGCTTTGACAGCACAACAACGACTTTAGACTCTACTACAGACACATTCGACGAAGGATAAGACATGGCTTTACAAAGTGTAGGAATAGGAAGCAGCGCAAACGATGGAAATGGCGATACTCTTCGTGCAGGTGCAACTAAGATAAATGCAAACTTTACAGAAATATACGCAGCACTTGGGAACGGTTCAACTCTTACCGACATAATAGATGCCAACGGTGTTATAGATGTAAGCTCTGGTGCTAATAAAATTGTTTTCTACTACGGTGCTTTAAGTGACTTGCCAAGTGCATCGACATACCACGGCGCTGTAGCCCACGTTCATGCGACTGGGGGACTATATTTCGCGCACGGAGGAGTATGGATTCGAGTCAACGATGAGACAACTGGCCCCGTTACTAAGTACACAACAGGTACAAATGGGTCTTCTGCTTATACTTTTACTGGCCCCGGTGCTACATCCGGAGACAATCCAAATTTTACTTTCTACAAAGGTCATACCTATTTAATTGACAACACAGCTAACGTAGGAAGTCATCCTTTGCAGATAAGAACATCTAACGGTGGGTCTGCTTTTACAACGGGTGTAACAGATAATTATAACTCAACAACAGGATTGACACAATTTATTGTGCCTCACGAACCCTCCGATACATCTTTAGTGTATCAATGCACAAGTCACAGTAGTATGGTGGGAAATATAACAATAGTGTAACAATGTATAATATCACGAGTTTCACTGGATTTGTCAGTTGAGTTATTGTAACAATGATGTAGGAGATTACTATGAAGAAAAAAGGCTACAAAAAAGGCGGTAAGGTAAACACACCTGTTAAAACTGCAAAAACCCCTAAAAAAACTAATGGGGTAAAAGTCCGAGGCACAGGTGCCGCTACAAAGGGTTTATTTGCAAGAGGGCCAATGGCATAGCGCATGAATTATACTGAGTTAAAAACAAACATAGAAGACATCTGTGAAAACACATTTACAGATGCTCAACTCGCTATGTTTACTCAGCAAGCAGAACAGAAAATATACAATTCTGTACAAATACCAGCGTTACGTAAGAATGTAACTGCGGCGTTAACAGCTAATAACAAGTATTTAGCACTACCTGCAGATTATTTATATACGTATAGTCTGGCAATTGTTGATAGTTCTGATAATTATATATACCTATTAGACAAAGACGTTAATTTTATTCGAGAAGCGTACCCAAACCAAACTACCGCAGGTGTGCCAGTGCATTATGCAAATTTTGATGATACTGCTTTTATTTTAGGGCCAACTCCAAACGCAACATACGCAGCAGAATTGCATTATGGCTACTATCCACAGTCTATCGTGGACGCAAATACTACTTGGCTTGGAGAAGAATTTGATTCAGCGTTGCTTAACGGTGCGTTAGTTGAGGCCATACGTTTTATGAAAGGTGAGCAAGATATGGTAGATATGTACAATAAAATGTATGTTCTATCTATTGGACTACTTAAAAATCTTGGTGATGGTAAGCTACGTGGGGATACCTATCGCTCTGGGCAACCAAGAACTATAGTTAGTTAGGAATAAAAAACAATGTTTAAAATAGACGTAAGTGTACCACAACATGAACCGATTGTAGGTGTAAAGACTACTAATAACCGTGGTTTTACGCCTGAAGAATTAGCGCAGCAATGTGTAGAAAAAGTAATTTCGGTCTCTGACAGTGCCCATCCCGGGATAAGAGACCAAGCTCGTGCTTTCTCAAAGCACGTTGAGAAGCTTGTTGCATATTATATGAGGCAGGCTATTCGCAGTGACCGTACAACAGTGTGTAACGCGCTTATTGATGCGGGTCATCCCCAACTGGCTGAACTTATAAGGAGACTTTAACATGGCCTTTTCTGGAAACTATATGTGTACTTCTTTTAAGCAAGAGCTGCTTACGGGAAGTCATAACTTTACAAACTCGTCAGGAGACACTTTTAAACTAGCTCTATACGACAACAGTGCTTCATTTAATGCAGCAACTACAGCATACACATCATCTAACGAGGTATCAAACTCTGGAACGTACGCTGCGGGTGGTGGTGCTCTTACAAACGTAACACCAACAACTTCAGGCACTACAGCTTTGACTGACTTTGCGGATCTTACATTTACATCTGCAACAATTACTGCTCGAGGTGCGTTAATCTATAACACAACTACAGGCGGTGGATCAGGTACTACAGATACCGTTGTTGTATTAGATTTTGGATCTAATAAAGCTTCTACAGCAGGTGATTTCCAAATCGTATTCCCAACAGCCGACGCATCTAACGCAATTATCCGTATCGCGTAGGAGCTATAAGTGGCTGACGTTGTTGTTCTTCTTTCTGGAGGCTGGGGGTCTGATGGCTGGGGCGTAACCGCTTTTGGTCAAGATGATATTCCAGCACTTCCGTCAGCAATAACAGCTAGTGTTGGTTCTGTAACTACTTCTGGCGCTGCAACTGTTCCCGTTACAGGGTTGTCAGCTACAGGCCAGGTTGCACAAGTTGCTGCGCAAGGGGTATCTCTTGTGCATGTCACAGGTGTGCAGGCCACAGGTGAAGTAAACCATATTCGGTTTGATGCGTTAGTATCGTTTACTGGGTGGGGTAGAGGCTCGTGGGGCGAAAGTTCTTGGGGGCAAAATGTTACTCTTCCTGCCCTAACAGCTAGTGTTGGTACAGTATCTGTTGACGGTAGTACCGCCATATTTACAACTGGGTTTGAGATTACCTCCTCTGTTGGAACTGTTACGGCTACTGCGGGTACAGGAGTCACTGTAAACCTTGTTGGGTTCGGCACAACCGCTAGTGTTGGATCAGTAGTAGCTACAGGTAGTGCAGACGCCTCTGTTACTGGCTTTGTTGCAACTACGGCTGTTGGTACAGTGACTCAGCGGACTGGTCAGGCGGTGCCTGTTAATGGGCCGAATGCCGCACAAACAGCAGTCTCTAGCGGCACTACTGTCACAGGTAACGCAGTAGTATCCGTAACTGGACTAGAGGCTAGCGTTTTAGTAAAAGGTGTGTTAGTTTGGGGTGAAATTATTCCAGATGATGGCACTGTTTGGACAGAAATTATAGCAGCGTAAGGGTAAAAACAAATGGCAACCTATACAACAAACGGTGGTATTAAGAAAATTACCACAGGGGATGAATCCGGAACATGGGGTACGTCAACAAATACAAACTTTGATATTATTGACCGCCTAGCGGTAGGCGTTGGAGATATTACACTTTCAGGAACAACGCATACACTGACTACATCTGATGGTACTGCATCGGACGGTCAGTACCATGTTCTTGTGTTAGGCGGCTCACCTTCTGGTACAAATACTATTACGATAGCTCCTAATGACTCAAAAAGATTGTATCTTATAAAGAACAACTCTGGGCAATCTGCCATAATTTCACAAGGCTCTGGCGCGAATGTGACAATAGCAAACGGAAAGTCTGCGATTGTATACGCTGATGGCGCAGGAGCTGGCGCAGCGGTGGTAGATCTTACCTCTACATTCGCTTCTGTACCTGTCACAGGCGGCTTACTAGCCGCAAACAATTTATCAGATGTTGCGAATGCAGGAACATCTAGATCGAACTTAGGGCT